AGAGCAGACCCCAACTCTTTTAAACTGCCCTGAGTAGTATCCTGCATTAGCTTTGCAAGTTTCTCTGTAGCACCAGCCGCATCGAGATTTGCTTTCTTCAGACCTTCATATTCAGGGATTAAATTTTTCAATACAAGAACAGCCCGTCCACCGCGTGCCCCAAACACACCCATAACCTCATTAACACCCCATTGAGCCTTATTTATATCATAGAGTGCATCTATAAGTTTTTTACCTTCACCGTCTATCCCTAATTTCTCATAAACCTTGGCAACCTTATTCATTGAAAAAGCAAGCTGCGTGCCTGCCATTGATCCCTGAATACCAGCATTACCCAATATTCCTATCATTGCCGAAAGCTCTTCTATATTGTAACCGTATGCGTTCGCTTGGGCAGCCGAATATTTAAAAGATTCGGCCATCATTTCCATATTCGTATTTGAACTGGTTATCGTTGTAACAAAAACATCATTAACTCTGCCTAATTCTTCAACATCTAACTGCATTGCGGTTAGAGCATTAGAAGCAATATCCGCCGCCCGGCCTAAATCAATTGCACCCGCTATTGAAAGATTAATGACCCCCGGCAACGCAGATATTGATTGTTCTGCCTCGAAACCAGCCATTGAAAGAAATAATAAGGCTTCCGCTGATTCTGTAGCGGACTTAGAAGTTGTCTCTCCCATCAGAGCAGCTTGTCTTTCTAATGCAACAAACTCTTCTTTTGTGGCTCCTGACACTCCACGAACAGTTGCCATCGTCTGCTCAAACTTTGCCCCTGTCTGTATAATATCTTTGCCAAGATGAATGACAGCCCATGCAGTTCCAAGAGCAAATATACGTTTACCCATTTTATCCAAAGACTTATCAAGGGCACTCGCGCCTTTTTTGCTCTTCTTGAAAGTTTCCTCTGTATTTCTCCCGAACTTCCTTACAGCTACAGAACCGTTGTCATCTACTATTAATTCAACTTTTAGGACTTTATTTCCCATTCATCTTTGCCTTTGCTTTCGCTTTTGCTAATTTTTCTGCCCGCAAGCAATCAACAACATCTAATATAATCACGCACTTAGTAAAGATTACCTTATGTTGTACTTTAGGTATTTCACGTATTCTTAAAGCTATTTCAATTGCATTATAATCGTAATCCCCCGAATATCCTATCAAACCTTTCTGGATATAATTGCAAAAAAAAAGCCAGAAATTTTGATTTTCTGGCATTAATTTTGGCACTTTACCTATAGGGCATCTATCAACAGAATTAATGCCATTGCATTTTATTTTTTGACCTTTATACAGCCATTGCTGGGTCGTTTCCTTGCATACTCCACAGGATTCTTTTACTTCGGAGTATCTGTACTCTGCCCAGCTTCGGAGTTTTTTTCCTGTTCCTCTTTGCCTTTTCTTAATTCAAGGACTTTTTTTGTCACAAAATCAGAGATGCCCGCTATATTGAGATCATACACCTTTTTCTTGATTTTGTCTGTGAATGGAATAGGTTTATCGTTAGCGTCATGGAAGTTTTTCCAACCGATCAGGCAATAATCAAAAGTCTTGAATTTTTCTTCACCAGACACAAAGATAGCCCCATCTTTAAAAGCAGTTGCAGATTCACTCGCTGGAAACGGCCTTATCAAAAACTTGCCGCCGTCTTCATAATCAAACCACTTGCCTTCATAAGAATATCCTGCGATATCAATTTTCATAATAATGTTTTCCTTTTTAAACGTTTGCGGTAAAAGCCGGAACACCTTCTACCTGGAAACTAATTGTTTCTTTAACTGCATCGCCTATCGCCGGATTTGTTCCAAAACCCGTAATAGTAGCCCAACAACTAAAATGATCTCCTGTTCTATCTTTATCAGGATCATAAGAAAATAATTGAAGAAACGAATATTTTTGTTCCAACAAATTTTCAAAAAAAGAATTAACCCCGATAAAAAACTTCTCAGCACTTCCGGTTGCGCTTAACATCCCAGGAAGAGCGGTTGTCCAGTCTGTATCAGTACTTGACGTGTCAGCCATTGCACGCGAAAAATCCATTGACCAGCTTACAAGATAACCGACTTTTTTAATGGCAGCCGTTGGAATATAACCCCCATTGCCGGTTACAGTAACAGCGGTAACAGTATCCCCAAAAATAGCTATTCCATCAGTATAACTGATTTCTGCGACTGTTTTGCCTCCCGAATCAGTAAAAACAGGACGTGTATTCGGATTTAATATTCGTAATCCTGTATCAGTAATTTGAGCCGTTACACCATTTTCAGTGCATGGTTCGTCTTTTAAGTTTCCATATGCCCACTGGTCATCTATCGTGTGCCCTGTTGTAGCAGCAAACGTAATTGTTTGACCGTCATCTAATGTTTGAGCAAGTCCTGTTATATCAACTGATTCCGTCCATGACCCGCCATTTTGTCTCCATTTAAAAGTATCAGGAGTTCCGGTACTATCGATAACCACTTCAAACTCAGCGGAATCATCGCCGTTAAAAGCAGTTCCCCACGCAAGATCGTTAATACCTGTTCCAACAAATCCGCTTGAACCAACATGCCAAATATGAGCAAATTTACCATGTGTAGCACTCGAAGGTGAAGCCATAATACCCCCTAAGCAGCATCAGTAAGAGACATTGCATCATCAAACTGAAAAGGAAAAGATATCGGCACGGAATCTCCAATGCCGGTACTTGTTCCCATCCCTGTAATCCAAACATTCCCGATAAAAGCATTAGCAGATGTATCTAACAGAAATTTTAGATTGGTTATCAGTGTTCCATTTAAAAAAGCATTAACCATAGCTATTTGACCTGCATTACCTAATGCCTGTTTAAATTCCATAGTCCCGGTTGCACTTTTTAAGCCCATTAACGCAGTTGTCCAGTCTTTTCCCTGAGTAGATGTGTCTGCCATCGCAGCGGAAGCATCTATTGACCAGCTAACACTTTCTGCGATAACCGTATCATCATATTCTACTCTTGCAATTTTTCCATGCCAGGGAGTACTTGAGTGTGCCATATTTAACCTCTTGGTTTACCTTGTTTTTTTACGAAACGGTTCTTTCCATATGATCTATAAATATCTTTAATTCGTTTTTTAATAGCTTCATCTTTGCAATAAAATGTTCCCGACTATCACCATAATCTTGACGTAACCGTATTTTGTTCTTGTTATCTGCGACTTCCAGGAATCTTTTTATCGTGGACCTTCCATTGTCTGTCGTGCTTCCTTCAAAAGCTACAATAGATTCTGTTAATTCTGAATTATGGACATTTAACCAAGTTCTTTCATTATACATAATGATATTCCTGATTTAAAAACCTGTATTTTTTAAGGGTTATTCCATTCATACTGATATGATATATCTGCATCCATGATAAATGCACTGAAATTATCTTTTAAGCCTTCATAGTATGCAGAATTAGTAATTTCAGTCCATTGTAAATGCGGATTATATTCTTCCGTCATTAATACTTTTTCTACGTCTGAAATCAGTTTGTCAAAATTAGTAAACTCGCCTTTATCCGCATTATCTTCTGTATATCCGAAAATCTTGAATTTAAGAGTTCTTTGGTTTGTGCCACCTTGCGTAAATATTCTGCTCGGCCCTTGTGGAACTACAAAAGCAAGTCCAGGCATTCGCCCCTTGAAACTTTCTAACCCGTGCCAACCGCGTTGCACAAGCTTAATGTCTGTTTGAAATCCGTTTTCAATCGTAATGGACTCCAAAGCTGTTTTAATATCTATTATTATTTGTTGCCTGTTTGATATTGCCATTGCTTTTCTTTTTTAAAAATTGTTTCATGTGAAACAATTTGATTAATGTTTAATGAATAGTGTTATCCCAGTCTTCCAAAACGGCATCTTTTAAAAACTTTTTAATTGTCTGAAATTCATCTTCAATCGCTGGTTCAAGTAAAGGCTTTTTAGGGAACGTGGCTTTGTGTGCCCCGATATTGATTGTTTTTGGTGTTATTGCTTTTCCAAACGCCTGCGTAATTCTTCTTTGATGGGCTGGGATCGTAACTGTCAAACCCAACTCATGTTGCGGTGCATATTCAACATTTGTTCCTAATTCACCGATTACATTTTTGCCTTTTATTTTTGCTCTGCCTTTAACGCTTGTCCGCAATCGTCCACTTACAACCCCTAACTTTTGTGGACGTGGCCCCGTCAAATAATTTTCTTTTGACGTTCCCTCGGCTTCAAACATTCCCTTTGTCATGCCTTTCAAAAGAGCTTGTTTGAAATCCATTGTATCCATGCCCTTTGGCATGTTTACTCTAAAAGTAAAATCAGACATTTATTTTCCTGTGGCGACTTGCCATTATCTCAAATTCGGAGAGTAAATTCCCGATCATAGTATTTTTTAACCATGTTGTTGATCCACCATCCATACCCGCACTTTCCGAATTAACTGCCCAATTTCTATTCTTATCATCCATAAACCAGTATGCAGCCTGCTTAATAAGTATATTTTTTAACCAAGCCGGGCAATCTTCATCAGCATAACCAGCCGTATATTTGACATAAACATTCTTTTTCCCTTTTGGAAAACTACCTTCTATTATGCCAGAATCTTCATCATACTCGTAATCGTTATGGAAAATACTTGGCATATTTAAATCAACTCTATCCGAATCCATACAGCTTTTATATTGAGTTGTAATTAGCGTTGTTGATTCCCATCCGCCATAATCACCGATAACCTCTGCAACCCAACCCGAACCAAGGGCGTTAATAGCCTCTGAAACAGCATCAAGAGTAGAATAGGTATCAAAAGTTAGTGTCGAATCAAGAACGCCGTTTAGCCTTAAAAATATTTCTGTAGCCGCAACTTTTACAGAAGCAAGTGAATATGTATCCGTGTTATAAACTTGCATGACAGCCGCTTTGCCAGAAGATACCTGTTGAATTTCACTAACAGGATAATTATCTAAAAAAACATTCCCGGACTTAGCGGTATAATAAGAATTATAAGTGTTTTCAGCCCATACCTTGCCTGTTAAATCATCCCATAAAGAAAGAAGAGCTTCGGCAAGTAAAGTTAATCTATTATCTGA